AGCCATGACGACGATCATCAGATAGCCAAAAAAATCCCTGCAAATATCCAAAAGGTCAAACATCTTCCCTTTGTGCCTTTAACTGTTGTGATAATTTCTCAATTTCACCCCTTAACACGCGCGACGATTCCTTATGCTCTCTTATCGCCTTGTCCGCGCTTTTCAGGCATTCGTGTTTTATTAAAATTTTTATAATCTTGCGCATCATAGTCCGCGCCCCATTAGATGCGTGCGGATGTCTGTAATGGCGGTTGCGATTGTTTGCTGACTCGCGGCGTTTTCGCTCAAGGCTTGTGTCAAATCTGTAATCGCCTTGGCCTGCGTCTTGTCGCGATATAATTGCCATACCAGCCACATTCCCAGGGGGCCGTATCCTAACAGCGGATCTAACCAACTCTCCAAAATCGCGCCCCTATTTTAGCTTGTTGATAATAAAAAAACCTACCGATCAGGTAAGTTCCTCCATCATGTCGTGAATTATAGAACGCCTAAACATTGCGTATCTGTATTTTTTTACGTCGATGACTGTTTTTCTGTTTTCTTCGTGTTCAAATTCCCAAGGCGGCTCTGTGTACCGCACACCATTTACGAAAACATGCGCGCCATCTGGAACGCCTTTAAGCGTAAAGCATCGCCCATTATCTTCAATTGCCACAGGCATAGGATTAAGCTGGAACGCCTCATCGTTTTCTACATAACCCCGGCTAGGCCCGAACCCCTCTATATAGCGCCAGCCCTTTTTCTCTATGTGATCCAACCACGCAGACAATCCCGGCGCGGGCACCCTGGACACCTTTACAATCTGCCCATCTTTGGCTGGGTCATAAACTACATAGTTCATCGTTTGCCCTCTGTAATTGACATCTGCCCCCCCAAAACTGTCACAGAATCGGATGCCTGAAACTCAAAATTCCCGTCGCCGTCATTTGCGACCAATTCAACAAACACCTCAATCTGAATGGACCCGCCGGGAGACGCAAAATTGAAAGACGCAGAGCTGTTGAAATAAGCAGGCGTCGGATCGTTTTTTACGTCGTGTTGTCCTTTGCCGTGGAAGCCCTCAACCGTGTCGCCTTCCTGCACGCCATCAACCTCAATCCACATATTCATTTTAAACTGTGTATCTGTCGAGACGTAGCTATAGCCCTGCAATGTCACTGAAACGATAATCTCAGCGGCGGCATCGCCAGTGGTTGAGATTGTATTGTCCAGAGCGGTTATTTCTTGATCTAGGTTTTGCGTTTTTGATAGCGTCTGATTGGTCGTAAAACTGTCGTAATAATGAACCGCCGCCGCATAGTTCACTATCTCGTCAGTGTCTACCTGGTCAATCGTGGCAAGATCACCTTGGTCAACAACGGTATCTGAAATTGTGGAATCCGTTACCGTAACCGTGTCCGTCTCCAAGGCTGATTGTCGGCCTAAAAAGTCAATATTCTTTAATTCAACGTCATAGCTGCCCGCTGGCGCAGGTAACAGAACTTCTGTGCTGCCAGTCTCTACAATCTGCGTTGCCACAATGTCGCCGCTGGTTGAGTCCTTTACCTCGACCTGTGTGGCCTGAATAAAGCCATTTGGCGCGCTCCAAGTCACATTGACGCCCGGCACTGTGGCCCCGTTTGCCGTTGTTATCGTGGACGGGATAGTAACCACGCCAAATGGCGTTACGATAGAAGTGCCGCCTATATTGGGCGCGGCTCCGCTTGTATAGTCCAATTCATCGCTCGCCGCCGTCCAGCTATAGACGCTGGATGCTTCCTCTTTTACGTCAAGGTCAATTGTCATATCAGGGTTAATAGTCCAGCCAGTAACCCGCATGATCTTGTCTGACCACCCATAATCAGCAAGCGTAAATTTCTGAACGTCCCAAACGCGAACATTTAGCGCCGTAAGATTGCAGCGAATAGTGCCCGTTCCCCGTTGCCGGGACTGGTTTAGCGCAATTTGCGCTATTCTCTGCGCCCGCCTGTTGTCGACCTCAAACGGAAAATCCATAGTTATAGGCAATTCGTCGCCGCCGTCCTCTGTAACGGCTGCTGCGTCCTCACGGGCTGGATATTCTGCTGGTTGATAAGATGCGTCTGAATCAATAAATAGGCCGCGAACCTGATTTATCAATTCCCGCCGTGATGGCGCGGGACGCCATGAAACGACCTCAATAACGTCAGCGTCGGTCAATGTGTCTGCATTTGGCGTGTCGTATTGACCTGGGTGCATCCGCAGAACGCCACCTGTAAAACTAATCGTCCCCGCCATTGCGTCAGAAAAAAAGTCTATAACATCACGCGGGGACAGTTCTGAATGCACAACCCCATTAACAGCATAGCGGCTGATGGTGCCGCCCGCCTTAACCGTAACGGCCTCATCGCAAACATTAGCAGCCGATATTAAATTTGCTGCGTCAAAAGCTGCCATAGGGAATCCCGGACCAATGTAATCATCGCGCAAATAATCGAGAAGACATAAAACTGGATTATCCGACCATTCCCAAGTCGTGCTGTCATCGTCCCTATGTGATCCACTGCCGCCAGTCACAGTGCTATCTAGGCGCGGGTCATAGACCTTCAGCCCTTTCACTTTGACTGAAAGATTAGGAAGGCCACTAGGGAAAACGTCATTATCAAATAACAACTTCCAAACGACATAGGCGCACCCGCGTAACCTGTGGTCGCTTGTCCAAGTAGCAGAAGAACCATCCAGATTTGTTTCTACCGTCTGGTTGCCTTGGCCGTCTTTTGTGTACACATTAACAAAACCGTTGTATGGCGATGTTGTAACCGCCCCGGCTGATACGGTAACGGCATCATCTGCTATATAGAATTGTTCAAAACTTTCAATTTCCCGGTCGACAATATCATTTACAACCCAAACAATATCATTATCTGATCCGGTAGTTTCAACATAGACAATCGTGCCGCCTGTTCGCGCCTCACCGTAGATGTATTCTCTGGGCGCGGATGCTTCGCGAGACATGTTTATAGTAGTGCCCAAATCAGACACATTAGGCCCACCCGATATGGCCCTATTTACCATGCTGGCGACCGTGCTTGTTACGGCGAGAGTTACGGACCAAAATGCCGTTGCGGATGCGATTAAGCCAAAAGATATGCCCGCAGCCGTAACCGCACCAGATGCCAAAAGACCTACCGCTAACCCGGCCAGTGCAGGCATGTTATATCCTCCAACCGCGCAGGCATTGCAGCGTCGGCCAATAAACCAGACCATCCGCGCCCGGACCCATTGACCTCTCGCCCATACAGATAAGCAGAGCAGGCGCACCATCTGCATCGGCCATCATCAAATCTCCCCGTTGCGCCATTGCTGGCTTGATTGCGTTGCCAAACTTTCCGCGCAAAGTGCTAAACAACGACCCTTTTCCAATCGTCTTTAGCGCCTCGTCTGCGCCCTCTTTGTCGTTGTAGTGGCCCCTGAACTCTGGCATGGGATCAACACCCGTCATAGCCTCGATAGCACCCGCCGCGAACGTGCAGCAGTCATGGGAACCCCACTCAAACGGCACACCCGCCGCGCATTCGGCATATTCAAGCAAAAGTTCAAACCAGTTTTCTTTCTTCATCGTTTGTTCTGCTTCTTTAGGTTTTTCCTTGATTGCTTTGTTTGGGTTGCGTCATCCCTGCCCCATATAATCGGCTTGTCTTGTATTTGCGGGACATGCTCAAAACCACGATCACCGCTATAGCGCCTGTCTTGGTCTTGGTCCGTTCGCGTCCTCGACGTTTTGCGCTCAAGGACCCTCAGCCAGCTTTCGCAATTCAACCGAACAGACGCGGATTCCCTGCCCAGGCTTGTTTCGGCGCTGTCCATTAAGCCGCCAAATACCTGCACTGGATCGTCAACAATTGCCATTGAACTATCGAAGAAAGCGAGCCAAACCCGCACAGAGCGCCCTTGGTAATCTTCATTCAAAATATCATCAAGTATGTCTGTATCGTTAAACGACAACTCCAATGATATTCCCGTTGATACCGCCCCCGCTTCCTCTTGAATCGAGCTTATGCCGCCAAGTTCACCGACGCCATCCCATGATTGACCATCCCACGACAGCGAACCTATGCCAGACCATAAACGGACCGTGCCCGCGTCGAACTCCATTTCTACTATATATGCAGCATTGACCGTATCAGATGATGATGCTGTCTCTGTCGCCGCTGTTATATCGCGGCTCATGCCCGCAAATCCTCAACAGCCTTGAAAGACATCCGACCCATTTCTATTAGATCAATATCCCAAGATATGTTTTCATCAGCCAGCCTGAATTTACCCTTTGGCGTACTGGTCGTTATTGCAGCATTGTCGGCAGGCTCTTGGCCCGGCCATAACCCCGGCGATATGTCCAGCGTAGCGTTCCCCGATCCGTCTGAATTTGTATCTGCGACAACCATCCGCAGAAGACCATTGACCTCGATCCAGTCGCCCGCCTTTAGAATGCCGGTCTGGCTCGCCGTCCAGCCGTCAGTCACCAACTCATAACCCGTTTGACTTGCACCATTAACCAATGGCGTGCCCGTCGCAACGCCCCTGGGCGCTGTTGCTGTCCTGTCGTACCCGTAAAACGAACCAAAAGACCCGCGCAACGACATTCCCCACGCTTGCCACGCAGCAGCGTCGGCCCGCTTCTTAGGCGGCAACACGAACTCCAAGACAAGAAGATCACCAGGCCGCGATACCGTCTGCACAACATTAGATAAAGAAGGCGTTGAAAGATTGTTGAATTTAGCCCCAACGCGAGCGGCGGTCCAATCATCATCAGGCAATGTTAAAGGATATGTGATAGCCATTATATATAAGCCCCGCCTGTTCGTTGTTGCGCGTCCCTAACACCAGCCGCAGCCGCCCTTGAAATGCGCGGCTCCGCTTCCCTAATTTTAGCCTCTACGGATTCAAGGCCAACATCAAAGTGCAAATGCTGAATTATTGTCATTCCATTGTCGTTGCTGGGCATTCGATTGTTTGGGATGATGCCGCCCGATGAATTAGGGACGAATATTTCTGGCCCTTTTTCGCCAACGAGATATGGAGTGCCGCCAGAGACAGGCCCGCCCTCTGCGCGGGCACCGCCGAACAGACCACCCAGAAAACCACCACCGCCACCGAATATGCCGCCGAAAACGCCCTGCAACAATGGGCCAAGAATCTGCGTCCTCATAAACTCCGCTATAATCTGATTGACGGCATTCTTCGCCAAATCCCCTATCTGACCAAATATGTCGCCTGATAGATAATCAATATTTTCAAAGCCTTGTTCCATCGCCTCAAATGCGCGAACAAAAGACCCTTCCAAGGTATCGGACGCTGAAATAAAATCATATTCCAGATTTGCCAGCGCCGTTCTGAACACATCCGAATGCTCTGGAAACTCGATAGAGAGATCATTAAGGCGCTGGCGCTCCTCGTTATATGCAAATAACGGGTCCTGCGCCAGACGCAAAGCCGCCGCTTCTTTGTCAATGGCCTCGCGCCTTTTTGCCATCGCCAACGCCTTGGCTTCGTCTAATTTTTTCTGGTTTTCTTGGTAGAATGCATAACCAGGGAACATCTCATCAAATTCTGATCCAGCGTCCCTGATTAGCTTTCTCCTTTGCGTCAATGTAACAACCACGTCAATAGGTGATTGTTTTTTAATCATCTCTATTTCATTTCTCAAATCTTCCGCACGGGCGCGTGCAATTATCAATTCACGGACAGGGAACCAATCTGGGTCCATATCGAAAAATTCGGCTATTGGCGTTATTTTTTCTATTCTGCTTTCAACCCCAGCGAGTTGTTCTTGTAGTTTTTCTAGCTTCGGTTTCTCAACCAAACCAAAGAATTCGCCCAGGCTCACTGCGGCTTCAAATAATTTAGGGACAGCTTCACCAGCAGCGCGCGCCAAGTCCTCCATTGCCGACGCATTCTCAAGAATGCTGTTGGCAAGGCCAGCATCAAATTCTTTTTGTATTTTGTCCAAGGCATCAACAAGTGCAACGCCACTGTCAATCGCCTTTTGGCTAATAATATTCTTGAGCGATTTCGAAAGCGCGTCTACCTCTTTCTTTTCCATCTTGGCGATGTTGGCAAAAGTCTTAAACTCACGACCAAACGCGGCAGAACCAATAGCCGCCTCGTCTGCCGCATCTTTCGCGTTGCGCATGGCCTCAATAATTAGCTCAAGCGCCTCCTCAGTATTCTTTGTATTCTTAATATTATAATAAAGCTCCTCATCATATCGCTTGATGACCGTTGCCAGGTTGCCAGTGTTTTGCCTAGCCTCGCCAATGCGCTTGTTCAACTTCAATAAAGCGGCATCGAGCTTTTCTGTTGTGCCCCCGGCCTGCGTGGCGACGAACCGCCACCGCTGTAATGCCTCTGCGCCGACGCCCGTGGCCCTGCTGGTTTTATCAATCGAATCAGCAAGCGCAATTGACCTTTTCGTTGCCGCAATAAAAGAAACGCCAAGGGAGGCAACGCCGACCGAAACCACTGCCATGCCCTTCTTCATATTGCCGATCGAGCGATTAACCGACGCAAAAGCCGCTTTGGTCTTATCCTGGGCGGTCAGTACCGTTTCTAGTTTACGCGCCATTAACCAGCCTCGTTCTTTATCTTAAAATAGGCGCGCCAATGGTTGAACTCATCAACCGTTAGCGCCATAACTTCAGATGCCGACTTGCCCAACACCTCGCCAAGAGCAAAAATATTCTGCAATTCGGCATCCTCAGTCAGTTTTTTTCCGCATCCTCGAAGGATTCGGCCAGCAACATTTCAGCCGCTAGTTCACTTAACAAATCAGGCCGCGCGAATTGTTTTAGAACCGGCTTGTCCTTGATCGTGAACAACGGGTCGCCGTTCTCATCAAGCGCCTTCATAACAAGTATGCCAATGACCTGATCGTCGTTGCCGTCTAGCTTGGCGATTCTTGCCCGTTCTGACAGATTGATAGGACGCCAAAAGACCTCATAGTCAAGGTCTTCACCATCGACCGAAAGAGACAGGACACGCGAGCGCATGTCCTGCCCTTTGAAGTCAGCCGCCAGCGCCTCTGCTAGTGTCGGCTTGCCCATTAAGACACCGTCGAAGCAGTCAACGCGCCATTACCCTTGAAGGTAAAGGTCACGGAGACAATATCGTCCTGTGGAACAGAACGCGAAATGCCTTCAACAGTTGCCGTGCCGCTGTAATAGTCAGCACCAGAACTGTTGCCCTCTGGGTACAGATTCAGCGTAACGCTTGCACCCGCTGTCAAGGCGTCCTGGCCGTCCGTATCGTCCGGGTCCCAGTGGCACTCAACAGTGCCAGACCAGCTATTTTTGCCGACAACGTGAGACCGCCAAGAATCACCCATTGCGGAATCGTCTGCCGTTTCTGCTGTTTCATCAACAGACCAAGATTTAATTTCACCAACAGCATTAGCGCCTAGCTCAACGGTGCCGCTGTTTCCATGATGTGTAGCCATTATTCTACATCCTTCTCGATTGTGGTCGAATCTTCTTCAACCGTTTCAACTTCTGGCGAGTCAACAGCGACACCCCAGCCCTTTGAGACCAGATATTCCACCTGATAGTCCCAAACCTCGATCACAGCCCCTGCAGACTGCATTTTAACTCTTTCAGCCATTTTTGGCTCCCTTTATATAGCCGTTTCCGGGTCATTCTCTGCGAATACATAAGGCGCTTGCCAAACCATCTCAGCAGACATAACCCTGGTTTCTGCCTCGTCTTCATGCGTGACCTCTATGCTGTCCAGCATCAGCCCCACGCCCGTTAAGACCCCGCCTAGATCACTGGACGCAAGCGCGGCTTGTATCTCTGCAAGCATTGTGTCGCGCGTGTCTTCTGGACTGGTCGCATTGACCACAACGCAATTGACCATAACATCAAGCACCGCAGAGACAGTGCGCGGCGCTGTCATGGTGGTGTATTCAAATTCTTCCGAACCGCAATCAACCATGATGGCCGTTGTGGTCGTGCTTGGAAGGTCATAGACCCTGGAGTCATAAACCGTTGCGCCTGTCCCCAGGCCCGTCACAGCCGTAACCACCGCATCCCTGATCTGTTGCCGTATGTGCGCCATCAGCCCTTCTCCAGAATAACCTGGGTGATCCCCGTGCCGTCCGGGTGCAAGCCGCGAATGGTGTAATCTGTGCGCACGCCGTCTTCATCAGTCACCCGCACCGCATCACCATGCGCCGCCGCCGACAGGTCAGCCGTGCGCGCTGTTAGAATCGGAACTGTGGTCTCAAGAGAAACCTCGCCGGTCAATTCAGCCGCCGCATATTCGTTATCTAATATGGCGGTGATGTCTTTGCGCCCACCTGCCGCATAGGTAATGCGGCAGGCAAGCCCAAAGTCAGCGAGCATTGACAAGCGATCAGATGCCGACTCAACAGCCATCTATTTCTTGCCCTTCTTCACAGTTGCCGACGCTTTGCGCGTGGTCATTGGCTGGCCGTCTTCAGGCGTGCGCGTTTTTGGTGGCGCGGCTTCTTCAGCCTTGCCAATCGCCAGCAAATAATAGGCTGCAGAATCAGACGCATCAACGGTTTTTCCCGCCTCGACCCGCTTGCCATCAACAATCGTTCCGCTCAATACTTTGATACGCATTTTTATCGAACCTGTTTCATGCCGGTCAAAGTAACCGCAAACGGGAATGATTCGTCACCGTTTTCTGACAGGTCACAAACGACTTTGATGAACCGATCCTGTGCATCGGCATCAATATAGATCGTTTCTGTCAAGTCAGCAGCCGCCGTGACTTGAGTCCAGGTTGCGCCAGAAATATCGGCATAGGAACCGCCTGACGTGGCGCAATCCTGCACTTTTGCGTCAAGGGTGTCAGCCGTAGAAGCTGCCGCAGACACCAATGTCAAGGCAACACGCCCAACGTAATCCTTGATATCAATGGCCGAACTTGTCACATCATTCGCGCGAACCGCGCACGGGATGACTTCTTCAATGGTCAACTGACCAATTGGATCACCACTCATGGGATAATCTCCTCAAAATTAAGATTAGACGCGGGATGCCCCGAGGCACCCCGCGCCGCATCATCACAACAAAAACGCTACTTATTAAGTATCGTTGTTGAAGGCGAAGCTGACAGCATGGCGAACAGCAACGTCCATTGATTGATGAGCCACAATCCGCACGGTGCCGCTCAGGCTGTTGGTGTACGGATCGACCAGGATGTCCAAGCCGCCCCACATACCAATGATAAGATCAGCCCAGTTTCCGAAGAACACATCACCAGCGGTAACCTGATTGGAAACGACAGCGTTGTAGCCGTTCACTTCGTTGCCCATCCAGACAAACTGGCCGGTATCCGTGCCCTTGTCGGTTGACTTCAGGCCGCCACGAGTGGTTGGGTCGGTCAAATAGGCAAGGGTGCCAATCAGCGCATTGTCAACGTCAACGGCTGTCTCCATTGCAATCACTTCCGCGAAAGTCGGAACAGCAGCCGCAAAGGCTGTCGGTGCGTTGATGCCGCTGGTGTTAGCAACGCCAGTAGGCTGGCCGGAAGAACCGGACCCATACAAAGCAGCCGCATCAATCAGCGTGGCCATGCCCTGTGCCATGTCATTACGCAAAAACGCTTCAAGGCCAACGCTGGACTGGCTCAAAAGCTGACGCGTCACTTCAGTATAGGTGCCAGCAGTCTTAGGGGACATCGTAATCTGATCAAACTGCGGGTCAGACTGTGCAGCGTTGCCGCCTTCTGTGCTAATCCATGCAGATGCAGAACCGCTAGTCACGCGCGGAATTGCAACATCGCCAACCAGACCTTCAAGCGTCACAGCGCCAAGGCCAAGAACAACAGAACGATTCCGCAGAACTTCAATCAGGGAACCTGAAAGAAGATCAGTAGAAACCAGTTCCGCGCCATCCGTTGCCGTACCGGCAGACAGATCACGGGTCATGCCCTTCGTCATAAAGCGTGAAAGAGCTTCAGGCGGGATCACGATACCTTTAGGCTGCGGAAGGTTGTTCTTGCGAATAAACTGCTGGGAAGCCTCGATTGCGTGGCCAGCTTTGCGCTTGGCTTCCGAGTCGGCAGGGTTCAACTGATAATTAACAATGTCCACAATGCGGATGCTGTCGATGTCTTCAGTTGTCAGACCGATAGGCTTGGCCTTTTCTTCGCGCAACTCGCCACTTGTAGCGGCGGGCTTGGCGTCTGCAGCCTTGTCCTTGGCATCAAGCACACGCTCGCGCGTGTCGTCCATTGACCAGCCCTCGCTAACAGCTCGGGAAGCCATTTCAGGCATACCGCGCTTGTTGCAATAATCTGTTACGTCGGAAACGCGCTTGCGCTCCTGAGCAACAGCCGATTCAGATGCAACCGTCGCAGCAGCGCGAACGGCCTCATCATTAGCAGGAATATCCTGCTTCACTTCGTTTTCACTCATTTTGGAATTGTCCTCTGTTCGAGTGGTTTCATTTGAGCGCCCCATTCCGACCGTATGGTCGGCTGGTACGCCAACGATCGAGGCTTCATGCAATGTCCAACGGGTCACCGAAACTTCACCAGTTTTAGTGTTTTCCGTCCAATCATCCCACCTATAGCCAATAGACACATCAGACCGGATGCCGTCGCGGACATCTGCTTCAATATCTTTGGCAAGTTGAGAGTTGCCGAACTTTACAGCGCCTCGCAGTTTCCCGTCTTCCACCCGAACGTCATCGACGCGCCCAATTAGCTCATCGGTCCTATGGTTATGAAGCAAGGGAAGTCCTCTGTCCGCAGCCCGATCCAGATTGACTGAATCCTCGCTGTGAACAAGAATTTCTTTGTAATCGCCCCGGTCATATGCAATCTCGCTTGATAGCGACAATTCAAAAACCGGCTTTTCCGTTTCGCCGTCCATGCGGCTGGTGATCGAACCGTTAAAATTGCGATCAAGAGAACGCAATTCGTCGCTGGTGCGATCATTCATTTTTTTGTCAGACATCATCTGCCCCTTCCGTTTGTTCGTCTTGCTGTTGCGCTGCTGGGTCGGATAGGGTCACGCCCATCGCCGCCGCCAGTTCCTGTTCTGCCTTCAAGTCCTTAAAGACATCCTCTAGGTCGCGGCCCGCAGCAGCCGCGATGATAGTTCTGGACGTAACGCCCATGCCCAATTCTGCCATATTGGCGTTGGCCTCTTTTACCGGGTCCACCCATGCCCAGCCGCGCGGCTGCCATGTAGCCGCGTTGAACTTGTTGAATCGTGACGCTGGAAGATTAAGCGCGGGCGAGCCAAGCGCCGAAATTAGCCAACGCTCAAAGACCGGCACACAAATTGCGTGAATCATCCATTGCTGGACCGTGCGCCACTCGTCCTGCTCCATAAGATTGCCTTGACGCAGGCTCGAAAAGTTGACGCCCTCAAGATCACCCGCCAAATAGTTATAGGCAGTGCCCAACCCCGCCGAAACACCCCGCAACATCGACTTGAGGAAATCGCCAAACTGACTCATAGGGTGCTGAGGGTCGAAGGATTCAAACTTGCTGCCCTCTGGCAGTTGTTCAATCACGCCCGGCTCGATCTCTTGGATCAGATTGCCCGCCGCGTCCCTATCGTCTGGGTCGTAGCCATCGCCGTCCTGAGAGTAAATGAAGCCCATTTTGGACGCAGCCGAACGCGCCGCGACAAGTTCCGCTTCTTCATAGCCGCCAAGCATTTTGAGTCGCTGGGTGCCGGATTGAATCCAAGGAACGCCGCGCCAAGCCCCGATTTCTTCAGGAATAAAGGCGTGAATGATCTGGTCCGCTGGAACCCGGTTGTATTTGCGGCCCGACTTCATGTGACCATGTTCTGCGGGGTGTTCGTTCAAAAACCAATAAGCGATGGGCTTTGACCACTCGTCAACCTCAACCCCAAGTCGAATATTGCGCCCGCCGTAGGTCTCGTTCAAATTATGGTCCAGCTTGTCAGGCTCAATGAACTGAATCTTGAACCCATACGGCCCAGCGGCCCGGCCCTCAACCAGTTGAATAATGACCTCGCCATCAACCGCAACAGACCGTATTGCGGCCTTCTGCGCGTTCAGCCAAGAATAGCGCCCGCACATGGAGCATTCGCGGCCCCATTCACGCCACGCCGCCTCGATGCGATCATTGGCCAGCGTGTCATAACCAGACCCGACATCATTCCGAACCCGCATTTGCAACTTAATGCCGTGCGGCCCGACCACATTTGAGGCCAATAACTTGCCGTATTTCCGGGCATAATCATTGTTGCGGAACAAATCGCGCGACCGTGCGCGCATTGTTTTTAGGCCAACATGAATATTCTGATTGGGCGTCTGGTCTATGAAATTAAAGTCAGCCGTCAGGCGCGACACCATCCCCGCATCATAACCGCGCATATTGGGAATCTGGACCCGGCGGCGCGGCTTGTTCTTTTTGAATCGGTCAAAAATGCTCATGGTTTAACAAACCTCGCTAGAATCTTTCTGCCGCCCGCGCCGCTGGCAGCGCGTTCTTCCCGCAAGACTTCAGCCCTCGCCCGCCCTTGCAACGCCAGCAACTCCTCAAAGGAATAGCGCGATAAACTGCGGCCCGCGATTGAATAACTCTGCTGGTCACTGGATGCCTTGCCCTCAATAACGGCAGAGACGTTATCATAAACACGCTTCCAATAACTCCGGGTGTCGCGCCCGCCGTCAACGCCCGCTATATCAGCCTCAACCGTCACCGTGCCACGGTAAACCGTGAAACGCTGGGTGCCGTCGTCTACATAGCCTGTAAGCGTGTAATCACCGCCATCAAGCGTAGCCGTTACACTAGCCGCAATCGTGACTTGATAGTCGTCCCCATCCTCTGCCGCCGTCTGCTCACCTATGCCGTCATTTAGGCCGACAAGGCTATATTTGAGCGTCCAGGATGCAGGGGGGTAATCGCTGTGCAGGTCTGTCCGTTCCCACTTTACCGTATCGCCAGCGACAAAGCTGGTTGGCTCTTTTGGTAAAAAATCACTCATCAGCCTTCACCGCCTCGCATCGGATTGTGTATTCTTTCTGCAAACCCGCGCCGCCGTTTGCCGTAATCACCAAATCATAACGGCTGCCGACATCAAGGGACGCCGTATCAGGGATTGACCCGGCATAGACACCATCTGAATCCGCAACATAGTCCATCGTGATAGGCCCGGAAACGGTCGTGCCGGTCAAATCCTTGGCCGTGACCGTAACAGTCGCGTCATTAATAAAGGCATTCGTCAGCCTGTTTTTCAACTCGGTCAACTTTATCAAGTTGTCCGAATTGATATATAGTTTCTCTGCCATCTTCGCCCCTAGTAGTTTTTCACAAACCCGCCGCGCCGCGCCCGCCGCAACCTTTGCTGTGGCTTTGGCGCTACCGCCTCAAACGCGCCCGCTGTTTCTTCTTCCTGCTCAACAGGATCAGCCAGCAACCGCGCTGACCGCTTGTTCAGGTCGATGTTCCGGCCAATCATGGCCGCATAAGAATAGACCCGGCAATCCAGCGCCTCGTTCCGTTCCCGCGTTTGCCGCCATTCCCGAACAGGCACGCCCCGCACATACTTTGTTCTGACACTCTCTGCTGATAACTGTGCAAAGTATTCG